TTGTAAATGATAAATTTACGAGATTGGTTTTTCATTATGGAGAAAGTGTAAAATCAGTTGAGGATAAAATATATGAAAGAGACATTGTTTTGTCTTATGAAAAAAGTTTTATAGAAGATGAAGACTAAAGATAAATTTTTTACCTTATTAAAAGAAGGTTTCAAACTGAAGACTCTTAGAAAGATGAATGAGTCTCAACTTAATGTATTATATAAAAAGGTTGTTAAGGAACAGGATACGACAAGTAAAACTGAAAAGATTAAAAATGATTTAATGTTGGCTAAACAAACCGCTCAGGAATTATCTGCCGAATTAGGTGAAGAAGAATTGAACGAGTGGGGTTCTTCAGACCAAAATATTATGAACGCTTCTATTCACCGTGATTTAGGTGAGCCTGAAGAAATGCCAAACCCATTTGATAGTCGATTAGAATCTGCAGCAGAATCAGCAGTTGATTTTTATTGGGACGATTGGGAAGAGTATCAAACTGATAGAGAAGGTCTTATTGATGATGCTAAAAGACGTTATCTTAGAAGTTATTTCCCTGAAAAATTTAATATGTTGGTTAGAATGTTTGAACCAGCACCTTATGATGTAAAAATTGATGGTGAACTTGATGAGGCAGACATCAACAATATTAACCCATTCAAAGGAGGTAGACAAACTCAAAGACCTAAACAGGTTGGTCCATCAAGTGATGATGGTATGGGTAATTACCAAGATGGAATGGATATTTTTGAAGGTAAGAAAAAACCTGCAAAAATGAAAACACCAATTACAACATTGGGTATGTTTGAAGAATAAAAGAAAAATTTCGTTCAAAAGCACAACAAGGATATTTCTTTGCAAAATGTGAAGAAGAAGGTCCGAAATCTAAATGGTGTAAAATGGCTCGTGAATTTGCCGATGATACTAAAGACTTTAGTAAATTACCTGATAAGGTAGAAACTAATGAAGGTACTAGATGTTGGAAGGGTTACGAAAAGAAAGGAATGAAAACAATGTTTGGTAAGAGAGTTCCTAATTGTGTAAAGAAAGAAAGTAAGGAAGATAAGGTTAGACAAATAGAAGAAAGTATTGTATCTTTGTTGAAGAATTACAAAAAACCGACTATGACCAAGAAAGACTTATTGGAACAGGGTACCAAAGAAGCACCAGTTAAGACACCAACAAAGACTCCTTCAAAACCTGATAGGAAGACACCTTATCAACCAAAACACAGACCAGCCCCTAAAGCGGGTGATACTAAGACTGCACCGACAAGAACTAAACCTGGTACTAAAGAAAAACCAGGTAAGAGCACACCTTATCAACCAAAACATAGACCAGCCCCTAAGGCAGGTGAAACACAAGAAATACCAAGTTTCCTTAAATTTGACAACTTAAATATAACATTTAGAGATGAGTAAGAAATTGAAAGAACAGATAGAATATGATGGTCCTGAAAGAATGGCACCAGATATTCAAGGAAAATTAGAAAAGGGTGAAACCCCTATGTCTGATAACCCTGCGTTACCACGCAAGGACGATGACGAAATGGATAACTCTTTTGAGCAACTTATCGCGTCTAAAAGATTTAAAGATGTTGTAGAGAAGGTTAAAAGATATACGGGTATGCGAGACGTAAGTCAAAACCAACTTATGAACTTGCAAAGAATGTTAATGGGTGCCGTTCAAGAGGTAAAACAGATAGAGGCTAACAACGAAGGTTATTTGGAGCAATTGGCGGTTGACTTGGTAAAACAAGAATTGGCAATTCCTGATGACGCGTTTCAATTTGATGTAGAGTTGACATCGATGCCAGGTCAAATAGACATGTCGGGTATGAAAACAGATTCTGAGGAACCTGAAGATGAAGACGTTATTGAACAATTTGGAGTTTCTGAAGATGAAGCTGAAGATGATTTGGAAAACTTCATGGCTGCCTTTGAAAAGTTTGATTTGGAGAAAGCTAAAAGAAGGTTTATCAACTCTCTAATTCAAGGAGCATCTAAAAAAGGACATTATATGTTCCACTTGGTTGAAGAACAGTTAAATTCAATTAACCCAAGATTACTTAATCTTTATGGTGTGTTAATGTCAATTAACGATTTGTTATATTGGATTTTACCTGACGAAATGGTTATGTCTGCAGCACAAAGTGGACAAGGTATGGAAGGTAAAGAAGAGGTTGATGAAACCACTGACCCACCAACAATTAAAGCCAAGGGACTATTCTTCCCTATTTTAGTACACGAGATAGTAAAAGGAGTGTATGAGGTTATGGGTACTCAAGGATTACCTGACGACCCTAAAGCTGCCGAAATGGTAATGGCTTCTCAAGATACTTTACCTTACGAAATATGGGATTTACGTTTGGGACCTGTTATTTGGGAGAAATTCACTCAAGCATATCCTGATAAGTTATATGAGGATGATATGAGAGAAATTCAAAACTATTTATTCTCTCGCTTCTCAGCACTGACCACTGAAGAATTCTTTGAGGTTGCTAAGATGATTATGTCAGGTTCAGACGAAGGAAAACAGATTGTATCCAAAATGGTTGATGAGATTATTGACGAACTTAAATCTCAAGATTATGAAGATGCGATGTCACAATTCGATGATGATGATGACGATGATGATAATGGTCTTGCTGGTTTCTTGGATGATTTGGGTATTTCCTTATCATAAACTACACTTATTATGAGTAGATGGCATTATCGCGCGAACAAGTACTTTTGGAATATGCAAAATGTGTTAAGGATACACCTTATGCACTAAAGACATATCTAAAAACTTACGATAATACCCAATCTCAATTTGTACCATTAAATTTATTTCCTGACCAAGAGGCTCTAATTAATGACTATGATGAGCATGAGGAAAATATTGCCTTAAAGTATCGTCAGGCGGGTGTATCTACGGTAACCGCTGCGTGGTCATCGAAAAAACTGGTTACAGCATCAAAGAAAAAACCTGAGAAGATTCTAATCATTGCGAACAAATTGGACACCTCAATGGAATTCGCAAATAAGGTTAGAGGGTTTGTTGACCAATGGCCATCATGGTTTGGTGTTGGTTTTTCACAAGAAAAAAATTCACAAAGACACTTTAAATTAACTAATGGGTGTGAGGTAAAAGCCGTTGCAACATCAAAGGATGCCTTGCGTGGTTATACTCCGACCATTTTGATTTTTGATGAGGCAGCGTTTATCGATGCTGATGATGACTTCTGGTCTGCGTGTATGGCATCACTTTCTACAGGTGGTAAGGTAATCGTTATTTCAACTCCAAATGGTTTTGACCCAATCTATTACACCATCTATAATCAAGCTTTAAAAGGTATGAATGACTTTAAGATTACTGAAATGTTTTGGTACAGAGACCCAAGATATGCTGGTGACTTAAAACTTCTTAAGGTGAAAGATGTGATTCACTATATGTTAAATCGTGAAGATTATAAAGATGATGAAATCACAATAGATTACTCACATATTAAGCCGAGAGAAAGAAATTATGAGGAAATCAAGAAACACCTATTGGACGGGTACAAACCCTATTCTTCATGGTTTGAAGGAATGTCAAAAAAACTCAAGTTCGACAGACGTAAAATTTCACAAGAGTTGGAATGTAATTTCTTGGGTTCAGGGGATAATGTTATCCCAAATGATACGGTAGAAAATATCAAACAAAACTTTATGAGACCACCTGAGAATAAGTTTATGGGTGGTGCTTTATGGCAATGGAAGGAACCTGTTGCGGGTCATAAATACATTATGGGTATTGACGTATCTCGTGGTGATAGTGAAGACTTTACCACTTTTACCATTATTGATTTTGATGAGAGGGAACAGGTGTTGGAGTACTTAGGAAAGGTACCGCCTGATGTTGCCGCTGAGATTGCATATAAATGGGCAACCATGTATTCTGCGTTCATTGTTATCGATATCACAGGAGGTATGGGTGTATCTACATCACGTAAACTTCAAGAGATGGGTTATAAAAACCTTTATGTTGATGGTGTGAATGTTGCCGACAAATGGAAATATAATCCTCGTGCACAAGAAAAAATACCAGGTCTTAACTTTAATAGTAAAAGGGTTCAGATTGTTGCTGCTTTTGAAGAAGCGTTAAGACATAACTTTATTGTTCGTTCATCTCGTTTGGTAAATGAGTTGGGTACATTTGTTTATGTAAATGGTAGACCTGACCACCAAAAAGGACAACATGATGACCTTATTATGGCAATGGCAATGGCTATTTATGTGGGAGAAACATCATTTGCCGAACTTGAAAAGGTTACAGAACAGACAAAAGCCATGATGGAAAGTTGGATGGTTAACGAAACACCTGTTAAAAATACATCCAATGATTTTAATCCAGGTGTACCTGTAATGCCAGGAGGGATAAACCAACATAGAATGAATAGAAGTGCGACAAAAGAAGACTACCAAAACCACTCATGGTTATTTGGTAGGTTTTAATTGTTTAGTTTAAATTAAAGTTGGTTAGTATTTATGTATAAAAGATAATGGCACAGAACTACACCATATGGCAAAGACTTAATAAAGTATTTGGTCCCGATTCAACGTTGGACCAACAAGCCCCTGTATTTAAGTTTGATAAGAAAGAGTTATTAAAAACTCCAAACAAGCAAGAATACGAAAGAGAAAAACTACAGGCTCAACAGACTTTATATTTAGGTCAACAATGGCAAAAGATTGAAAATAATCTTTACACGCAAGCCGTATATTACGAACCAACAAGATTGGCGTCTTTCTACGATTATGAAAGTATGGAATATACACCTGAGATTTCTGCCGCATTAGACATCTACGCTGAAGAATCAACAACAACAAATGAAGATGGATATATATTACAAATTTATTCTGAAAGTAACAGAATTAAGGCCGTACTTGGAGACTTATTTAACAATAGATTGGACATTGATACTAATCTACCTATGTGGACAAGAAATACTTGTAAGTATGGAGACAATTTTGTCTACTTAAAGTTGGACCCTGAAAAAGGTGTGATGGGTGCACAACAATTACCTAACATTGAGATTACCCGTCAAGAGAGGGGTATGAAGATTAAACCTGAAAGAAATACCACTGAGACTGAAAATGATGCGTTGAAGTTCTTATGGCAAAATAAGGATATGGTATTTAATACTTGGGAGATTGCTCACTTTAGATTATTGGGTGACGACCGTAAGTTACCTTATGGTACTTCAATGTTGGAAAAAGCCAGAAGGATTTGGAAACAACTTATTCTTTCTGAGGATGCGATGTTAATTTACAGAACATCAAGAGCACCTGAAAGAAGAGTATTTAAAGTTTATGTTGGTAATATGGACGACAAAGATGTTGAACCGTATGTACAAAGAGTTGCCAACAAATTCAAACGTGACCAAATTGCTGACCCTCAAAATGGTAATGTGGACTTGCGTTACAATCAAATGGCGGTTGACCAAGACTATTTTATACCTGTTAGAGACCCCAATGCTCCAAACCCTATTGACACCCTACCTGGTGCACAGAACCTCTCTGAGATTGCAGATATTGAATATATCCAAAAGAAACTATTGACAGCACTTCGTGTACCAAAAGCATTCTTAGGTTTTGAAGAGGTTGTTGGTGATGGTAAGAATTTGGCGTTACAGGATATTCGTTTTGCTCGTACAATCAACAGAATTCAAAAATCTATGATTCAAGAGTTAAACAAAGTTGCCATTATTCACTTATATCTATTAGGTTTTGAAGATGAATTGAACAACTTTACTTTAGGTCTTACTAACCCATCAACTCAAGCCGACTTATTGAAGGTTGAACAATGGCAAACCAAAATTCAACTTTATAGAGATGCGGTATCTGACCCTGGTAATGGTATTCAACCTGTATCTTCATCATGGGCTAAGAAACATATTCTTGGATTCTCTGATGAGGAAATCAAACTTGATTTACAACAACAACGTATTGAAAAAGCTGTTGGTGCTGAACTTGAAAAAACTGCTGAAGTTATTACCAAAACAGGAATATTTGCAAATATTGACAAGTTATACGGTAATAAAACTGCTGAAGGTGGTGCACCAGCTGGTGAAACTACAGAACCTGCTGATACAGGATTCGGTGGTGGAGGTGGATTAGGTGGAGACTTAGGTGGTGACCTCGGAGGAGATTTAGGTGGTGAAGCTGGTGAAACTGGTGGAGACTTAGGAGGTGACCTCGGAGGAGATTTGGGTGGTGGAGACTTAGGCGGAGCACCTGAAGGTGGCGGAGGTGAAGAAATCACCCCTGAAAGTACCAAAGAAAAAGACCTTAATCTT